TTAGTTAACTCATATCTATTACCATCTAGCAATACATTTATAGCTTGCTCTTCTGCTAATTCAATCTCTTGCTTATAACTAAGTTGCATGTGAAGATCTAACTCCTCTTGAGTATCTGGTAACAATTCAGGTTTGTTCTCAAACAAACTCATACCAAAAGCTTCTTCAGCAAAAGCATTAAGGTCTCTAGTCTCCATGTCTCTCATTATAGATTCCATGTACTTAGTTCTTTTACTTATACCGTATGGATCTTGAGAGTATGCTTTAATATCATATGTTCTTTCTGATATACCATTAACTACTATATCTACAAACTTAGATATTATAGGTACTGGTTTCCAGTCTAAATTAAGATAAGACAAATCACCATTAATAGATAACTCATCTTTATATTTTTGTATAGGTTGTTCTCCTCTAGCATATAACCTTAGTTTATGAAACTCAGCTTGATGCTGGTTGTATCTTTGATGAGAATTAGATCTATCAAACCACTCGTGTTCTATAGCCTTAGCTACCTGAAGACCGTAGTCTGCACCTATTTTTTCTGTGTCACTTACAACTTGACTCGGAAAATAACCTTTTATAACTGACTCAGCCATATTAATTTTCTATTAGTTTTGAATGCGTACCTTTTTGCCCATATTTAGATATGCTTAAGTTTAATTTTTCTTTTTGTATTACTGGGTTTGATCTATATAAATGTCTATTACATGCCATTATAGCTAAGCCTGAACTTATTGCCGCATCAAACTTTGTACGGTTATTAATATCAAATTTAGCCCAGTCTTGTAGGGTCTCATTAAAATAGCATGATCCATACGTACCGTCAGATTTTAAACCAACATGATCCTGTATGTACATCTCTATCGCTGCCGCGTGCGCTTGTTTAATATCTTCACTAGAGTTAGGTATTCCACCAATCTCTCTTTCCGCAACAGATAATTTATTCCAGACTTTATCAGGTCTGTTCATTGAATAACCTCTGTAACCACGTCTTCTTAAATAGTACAATAGACGAGGTTTATTATTCTCTGCTAATATAGGCATTCCGTAAAATACTAAAGCCATTAGAACGTCCTCAAAGAAGATGTCAGCAGTCTGTGGTCTAGCCACATACTCTAAGAATAATTGATTAGGCGGACAGTCTTCCATACTAAACTTAGTTAGACCGTGTAAAGCTCCTTTCGAACCAACACCATCAACAGTTCCTGATATATCGTAACTATCACATCCAAACGCACCCATGTGTTCATTAGCAGGGTACTTAATTCCATTTTTAATAATATTCAGGTTTTGTCTGTTTGCTGGTGGAACCCAGCTTACTTTAAATCTACCAGAGTTTGTTGGGTAGAAGATTACACTTGAATCTTTCATACCATTAGCCCACTGGAAGTTACCTGTTGTTAATTGAGAATCATTATTTAAATCCTCATTAAAATCTATTTGCTCGTATATCTTCGCTAAGTTAAATATACTATTTTTAGTTTCATCTCTGAAAGCATGTTCTTCAGTTCTTGGAAACTGTCTATAAAATTCATTAAGAGCATCTCCGTCAGTTTTTAAACCATCAACTTCATTTTGCCAATGTTCTAATATGCCTGTATCTATTACTTCACCATACGGTCCAATCGCTTCTTGCTCGGGTGTGTCGAATACAGGTAACCCATGAGAATCAATGAATCCTTCGTAGTTCCACTCCATAGGTATGAACAAAGAATAGAGTCCTGAGCTAGTCTGACCATTGCGGTTTCTTTTTGTAACATCTGAGTTTCTATATAGTTTTTTAAAATTATCACCACCTTTGTCTAAAGCATTTGATGTTGATCCCATCATACACTTTCCTATAATTCTTGATCCTAGTCTAAGGGTGGTTTTCGTGACACGCCAGTTGTTGAGGATGTTGTTCGGGCGTTCCCACTTACCTGATTCGTCGTGGACGAGGAGTTTGAGTTTCTCCCCATCGTAGGAGTTGTCGCCGGTGTTCTTCCAATCGATGGTCGTGTCCAAACCTGAGAGGGCTTCAACGTTGGTTTCACTACTGGTTTTGACAATACTTCTTCTGGTAAGCTTACTGGCTGGTACCCTGTAGGCCAACTCGGTCTTTGGACGGTCCATTCCGTCCTGTATTGGTTTGAAAAAGAATGGATAGTTAACGGATATTGGAACGACCTTATCAGTGAACATCTTCTTAGCATCGGGGCCAGATTTGGACAAAATCCCAAAACGTGAGTCGGTTGATATGGTCGCCATATTAACGCATACTCCGGACGCCATAAACGAAAAACCTGAACGTCTATTCTTGAGATAGGACATACCATAACACCTAGAGTCTGAAACGCAGGCGGCCCAGAATATGAAAAATAAACGGTTGGCCTCTCGAAAGTCTGGGAACCCAACATCAATCTTTGACCACTGCAAGTACATATAGTGATCGCCAGTAATGTAAGTAGGATTGCCTTTACTATAAAACCAGAAACCTTCTTCTCTTCGTTTGAACTCTGTGTTAATATACTCATACCATTTTTCTTTAAATTCTTCAGGATAATCTCTCCAATCAAAAACAGTTTTAATCTGCTTAAGTTGTTTAGGGTAATCAGTAACTTCCCACTTATCCTTACTAAATTTATGAGGGTTTACAGCTTTAGGTAGAGCTATCTTAAGATTCTGTATCTCATATATTTCTCCAATTTCACCGGTTTTGCTTATGACAATAACGTCATGTTCTTTGTTATACCCGTACTTCCATTTTTTAGACTTATTAAGTCTTTTAATGGTATTTATTTTTATAGGCTCTATGACCTTGTATAAAGTTTGTTTGTACATTATCTAGACCTTCTTTCTGCAAACCCACCAAAAGCAGACTGTTTAGTCTCATCTTTAGGTTTACTATTCAAAGCGTCTTCTTCGTCTTGTATTCTTTTTAATATTTCAAAAGCATCAAATATTGCTAGCTTTTTAGTAGCAGCAGCATTCTTAAGTCTGTCAGCAGATATGTCATCTCCTGAGTCTACGATCTTTTCGCCTGCTACTTTTATTAATTCCTCAACGGCTTTATGCCCAGCTTGGATTATATTCTTTTTCGTTTCCTTGATATTCATATTTAATTGTAATTGAATTGGTGGGAACTCGGTATAACCTTTGCCCGTCTATTATAAATTCATATTCTGAATTTGGCCTAAAACCTACTAAAGAGTTTAAGTAAACATCTTGGTCCATTAAATCAGGGTCTATGTGTTTTATCACGCCCATCAGTGGTGTTTCCTTGTCCATAGAGAACATATCTTTATTTTCTAATGGTTGTACAAAGTTATAGCCTTTTACTGATCTCCAGACACCGTTTCTTTTGTATGCAAATACTTGATCTGGCATAACAAAATACATGTCTTCTTTGTAAAATGACTTAGAGTTTTTCTCTTTACCTTTAATATCTTTCCATCTTCTGAAAACATTGTGATGCACAATCACTTCGTCTCCTTTCATTATCTCCGTACTACCAACGTTTGGTATTTCTAATACTACAGCATTTCTACTTACGTTTTGATGAGTAAATATCTCAGTGTTTAATATAAGACTTTTACCATCAATTTTTTTAGTATTATTGTATCGGGTTTCTTTTGGTTTAATTATAAAACTAGTTACACTTTTCATTAATAGTCTAAATTGTATTCAACAGATATTGCCATATTTTTATTAAAGTCTTTCCAAGGTAAAACATTAATACCTTTTTTAATAAATATACAATACTTATCTTTTTCTTCAGTTATACATTCTATAGTATGACCTCCATACACTTCCTGTTTAACAGAATAGTGCATGGAATCATTTTTATAATCTTTACCGATACTAATCTTCCTTATCAGACTCATCTTCGGTTTCAATTTCAGTTATAGTGCCATCTTGAATATTAACATTAACTTTACCATAAGTTTCCTCAAGCTCATCCTGCAGTTCTTTTAACTCACCAGTTTCAATGGTTGCTATTTCGTGCAGTATTCTGTGTTTTTGAATCTCCACGTCTCCTAGACTTAATTTAAAGCCATTTGTTTTAGTAATAATAGCTTGTAATTTTTCTAATTCTTCTTTTGTAATCTTGTTTTTCATTTTATATTATTTAATTGTTTAACTTATTATAGTAATCACTCATTTTATCCAAGTTTTAACCACCTATTGTCATAGTAACTGACGTTGGTGCAATTAATAACGCTACTGCTGCTACTACACTTGCCTCAGTACTTGCTACCATTTCAGCACCCATTGCTGTTTTAGTCCAAGCTTCTACGTCTGATTCTGTAAGTTCTGCAAAAGGTATAAATGTACCAGTTGGCGCAGGTACAATTTGTGTACCAATATTATACGCTTGCCAGAAGTTTCCGTCTGGATCTTTTTCGCTAGAAGTTCCTGTTACGATCCAATGTACGTTGTACACTACATCTGCGTTACTTCCTTCTGTAGGATGAACATCTACTGTTTTACAATCCCATGCTGTTGTTGTTGCCATTTTTGTTTATTGTTTATTGTTTATTTTAACATGCTCCTTGTGAAGCAAATACTCCTGAGCTATTTATTTTCATTATATTGTTAGAGTTACCAGGTCCTGGATCAAATTTATAATCACCATTAGATGGGTTAGTACTACCTGTTGCCGCGCTGTAAATAGTATCACCAATCTGTGGAGCAAAAGTACTTCTTTCCCAATAATATGTTTGATTTAAAGCAAGACCACAGACGTTCCTGTTCTCAACTGAACCCGAGAAAGCAGTTCTAAAACCACCATTATAGTTTCTAAATTTTAACAATCCAACGTTTGATGAATAAGCCGGATCAAATAAGTATATATTTGCATCGGAAAAACAATCCGCTAAATCATCTGAAGTTGGATCTATTTCAGTTACAACATTTTGTAAAGTGAACGTAGTTGTGTTTGGAACTGCCATTATTTTTCTAGTTGTTTTATTCTGTGCTCTAGTTCAGCTATTTTTGATATAAGTAAATCTATATACTTAACTGATTTAAAACCTTCCTCGTTAGTCTCTACAAACTCTGGGTGTTTAACCTCTAGCTCTTGCGCTATCACACCAACTCTATAACCTTCGTCTGAATCTTTTACGTTAAATGTTTTCCATTCTGTAGATATAACCTTAGGTTCTAATATTTTAATATTTTCTTTTAATCTTTCATCAGAAGATAATATAAAGTTTGTTCCAGTTACTGTGCTTTGAAACGTAGCAGTTGCATTAGCGTTAAGGGTTAAGGCAAGACCTTGTTGGTCTACTACAAATCTTAAGTAACCATTATTAGCATTGCTGGCCGATATTGTATTTGCGCCAGCATTTGTTAAGTTTAAGCCATCGTTCAGCACTAGAGTTGTGGTAAAAGTGGAGGTTCCATCTCCTTTAATAATAAAATCAGTATTACCTGAGGAATCTCTAACTTCAAAAGTTTTACCACTTGAACTATTTCCACCACCTTTAACTAATAAACCATAAGAAGTAGCTGTTGATCCACTGTTATTTTCTATTGTAACTAAAGGAGCGCCAGATGCTGCTGCGCCTAAAAAATTACCAGTTCCTCTAACGTCTAATTTAGCTCCAGGACTTTGCGTTCCAATACCAACGTTACCAGTAGCTAAAACATTTAATAAAAAGTCATTAGCATAAAATCCAACACTAAACATGTTACTTGTTGAACCAGCTCCAGCATATTTAAACCCAATATGAGCTTGGTTATTTGTTGACTCTGCCTTACCAAATAAATGAATAACAGTTTTACCTGCCTGTAAATTTGGATAAATACCACTTGTCATCCAGTTAAAGTTTTGACTTCCTGCTGTAGCTTCTAATCTTAGCATAGCGGATCCATCTGCGCCACTACCTGCAATCATTAAAGGCGCGGTAGGACTAGTTGTTCCAATACCAACGTTGCCGTTGTCTTTAATATTCATTCCTGCGTTACCATTGTTAACAATAAACAATTGATTTGCGCTTGTAACATCAAAATT